TCAGCAGACTCGTGAGATCGCCATGGCGGCGTGACTCACACCAACGAGTCTCCGGAAATCCCGGGGCGGTTCAAACACATGGGATTCGGGCATGTTGTGCTCGCCGCGTTCCTTCGCCTGGCGGACACCCTTGGCAGGGTTGTGCTCGCACAGACCCATGCGAATGCCCCAGCCGAAAGTGCGGCGCAGGTAGCGCAAGACATGGTTGGCTTTGCTCGGGCGCGGCTCGATGGCCGGCTGCAGTTTGGTCGCCGGCCGACCTCCCGCCAGGGTCTCGACCAGGCGCTGCATCGCCGGCACGTTGATGCGCGCAATCTGCATCTTGCCGAGCAGCGAGCCATCCTTGAGCACATAAGCAGTCGCTATCTCCGCGCACCATCGGTAATCCCGCTGTGTGTCCTTGGACAGCTCTGCAAATTCCGTGGACGCCTCGAAGCGCTCCGCGAGGTACGCCAATGTGCCCCGGTAATCCCCCCACTTCTAGCGGTCGCCAGAAGTGGAGCTAAGCGGCCATCGCCAACTTCATGGCAGGCGTGATGCCGCCGAGCGCCATATTCGGGCGCTCGTGGTTGTACGTCCATAGCCAGCGGGTGGCTTTGTCCTGCACCTGGTCGATGGTGTCGAACAGGGTGCGGGCGAGCCAGGCGTAGCGGATGGTGCGGTTGTAGCGTTCAACGTAGGCGTTCTGCTGTGGCTTGCCCGGCTGGATGTGCTCGACCCGGATGCCAAGCCGCTGTGCCCAGGACAGCAACGCGCCACTGATGTATTCAGGGCCGTTGTCGCAGCGGATCACGGCGGGCTTGCCGCGCCACTCGATGATCTGCTCCAGCGATCGGATCACCCGGGCTGACGGCAGCGACAGATCCACCTCGATCCCCAGCCCCTCGCGATTGAAGTCGTCGAGCACATTGAACAGCCGGAAGCTGCGGCCGTCGGCCAACTGGTCGTGCATGAAGTCCATCGACCAGACCTGGTTGATGGCCTCCGGCACCGCCAGAGGCTCGGGCCGCTCACGCACCAGCCGCTTCTTCGGCTTGATCCGCAGGTTCAACTCCAGCTCGCGGTAGATCCGATAGACCCGCTTGTGATTCCAGCCAAAGCCCTTCACGTTGCGCAGGTACAGGTAGCACAGGCCAAAGCCCCAGTCGCGATGGGCGGTCGTCAGGCGGACCAGCCAGTCGGCGATCCGGGCGTTCTGCTCGCTGGCCTTGGCCTGGTAGCGGAAGCAGGTCTGGCTCACCGCGAAGGTCTGGCAGGCGTGGCGGATGTTCGTGCGCCCGCTCGTGACTGCCGATTGGGCCATCTCGCGTCGCTGAGATGGCCTCACCATTTTTTTGCGAGCGCTTCCTTCAGCAGGTCGGTACTGAGCTGCGCCTCGGCGTACATCTTCTTGAGCCGGCGGTTCTCCTCCTCCAACTCCTTCATGCGTGCGACCATGGACACGTCCATGCCGCCGAACTTGCTACGCCACTTGTAGAACGTGGCCGAGCTGATGCCGTGCTCGCGGCACAGCTCCGGCACGGGCGCACCGGCCTGGGCCTGCTTGAGCACGGCGATGATCTGGCTGTCGGTAAAGCGGGACTTCTTCATGGAACCTCCTCGGGAAAGGGTACGAGAAAATTCCACTTCTGGCGTCTGCTAATGGGCGGGGGGATTACCCTTCTGCTGCTGAGCGAAATCTTGGGACTAGACCTACAGGTGTCCCCGCGGACTACGTGATACTCCGTTCGGCTACTTTTCGCCTGCGTGCGTTCAGCAGATTCATAGTGGGGACCAGATCACGCAAGATGGAGGAATTCAGCGTGTCACAGGTTCGCTAGAGCAGCGGAAGATCTGTAGCCAGGACAACTTCACGCGCGATGGTGTTCGTGTCAAGCCTGATGGACGAACTCTGGAAGGCAAGCTGGCTCGAACAGTTGACGGGAATTCAGGAGCGCAAACCAAGTCAGTCCGCCCCCCCTAAGATTGCCCATGATTATCTTGCCGACGGAAGCTATATCACGTCTCAACCGATCGGTAGAATTGTCGCTAGTTGGAAGGTCCCGCCAAATCCAAGAGTTCGATCCAATCAGACAATCTATTTCTTCCCGGGAATGCAGGGTGACACAATTCTGCAGCCAGTATTAGGCTATCGGGGAGAATCCAACACCTGGGATCTCAGTAGCTGGAATTGCTGCAAAGATGGAACTGTGTGGACTAGTGATTATATACCTGCAAATTCTGGTGATCAGATTGTTGGTGATACGTACTCTACTTGCGCGGCTGGCGTGGCCTGTAATCGCTGGAATATTGATACGAAAAATATCACCTCGGGACGCAGTGTGCGACTAACAACTGCCCCTTATGGGAACCCGAACTGGATTTTCGGTGGGGCGCTCGAAGTATACGATGTTGCCAGTTGCGATGAATTCCCGGACGGTGGAATTCTTACGTTTAGCGGCATTGCCGTCTATGATCGAAATATGATTCGCGTTTCATCCCCGCCATGGGATAGCAATGGGCCGGATGCTGCAGGGCTCACTCCGCAATGCAATTACGGCGTTAAGACAACCGATACTTCAGTTACTGTTTTTTACTGAGTATTAGTATCAAATAATCTTGCGGAGCATTGGCTCCGCAAGATGGATCTATAGTGGCGCTGATGGGGAACCCATGTAGGATTCCCCATCGGATCGTTCAGGTAAATGAAAATGCCTTTTGGAGCGCTGTTTTACAAGGCAATCTGAACTAAAGGAGTTGCGTTTTAAAAACTGCAAATCAGGCTGCGCATTTTCCACAATAGATTGATTGTTAATTCATAGCGTAGAATTACCTGCCTACACAAATCCACTCGCCAGTGACATTAAATTTGCCTGACCGGATCCAATTTGCACTCTTCATTCCAAGGCGTACCGACTTTGTTTGTGGATAGCCGCTCTTGCACCTGGCATATCCATACTTCCATTGGTTGCTCCAAATCTCAGATGTGGATGGGCCATTGTCATTGTTTGAAGTCATCACGCTTGCTTGCCAGAACCGGCCTATGTCTCTCGCTGAAGCTGTGCCGACGAATGCCGTGGTCAGCAAGGCCCCGATGAGCAGAAATTTATTTCGTGCAGTACGTGAGGTTGAATGTGGTGAAGTTCTCATTATTTCTCCTTTCGATTTGCGTGGCGTGGGGTGCGTGGGGATTTTCTTAACAGCCGGTCACTCACAGCCGAGAATACAATTCAGAAGAGAAGAGGCAATGGAGGTCGCTTCGTTTGGCAGCGTTGTTCTTCGCGAAAATCAGTTGAGCCGCACAGATCCTATACATTGACAGGGGTCTTGCTGAGACTAGCCATCCCTAAGGTGACCTAGGATTATGTTTTCTGTGATGTGACGATCTTCTTTGGTAAAGCCCAATAGCATGCGCTTTTCATAACGCGCCCTGGGGCCACCGGGTCGTACCTGCTCAGTTAATCCGTCCTGATGCACACGTGCGATGCGGGAGACGCGTCCAACGAATCCCACGCTCACCTGGTTAGGGCTGGCGCTCACCTTGAAGTACTTGGCCTGCCGCAGCTTGGCAAACATCTTCTTGCGTTTGACTCTGCCCGCCTTATCCCGCAGTTGCTGCTTGCGTGGTGCGTAGGGAGTGCCGTCCGGTGCCTGCTGCTTGCCGATGCGCTGGCTCTGCGAGCGTCGCAACGCGGTGCCGATTTTACGTGCAAGCTTGCGCCGCTCGCCCTCCTGCAGGCGCGCCAGCAGCGGTGCGGCCCAGGTCTCCAGCGCAGTCAGGTCATCCATGTCGGATCGATCTCCGGCTCGGGCGCGTGGGTGATGTCATAGCCGCCGCCATCCTTCGCGGACACCACGACGCGTTCGGTCAGCGGCAACTTGATCGACAGATCCACGGCATCGTTGGCGAGGATGTCGGCCTCGAAGGCGATGTCGCCACGGCGCGCCGGGTTGGACAGCAGTTCGGACTGATTGATCTGCACCCATTCCAGCAGCGGCAGCATCACGCTGTCTGGATGGCCGGCGTAGTCGGTCACGATGAGGTTGAGCGTGTATTGATACTCGAAAGACAGCCCCGGCTGGAACGTGCTGACTAGGCTGCCGGCGTCGATGAACACCAGCAGCCGGTCGGCATCGCGTGCCAGGTCCGGCAATGCCGCGACCAGATGCGCGCGCAGGCTGGCGGGCTTGATCATGGCGCCGGCTCTGGTGCGTGCAGGTCGATCCAGTCCTGCAGAGCGCTCAGCTGCGCGGCGGTAGCGTGGCAGCTGGTGTAGTTGCCGGCGACGGTACCGGCAATGCCAGAGAGCGTAATGCCGGCGGCCGGCGCATCAGGATCTCCGGTGGGCGGCCCGGCAGGGTTGCCCGTGGCGGCGGCGTCGTGCAGCCGCACAAAGCCAGCAGGGATAGCGCAAGCAGCATCGGCTTTATGGGTGACATAGATCGGTATCTCGCGGGTGATGGTGGCGCCGGCTTCGCGCACGATCTGCACGCGGTCGACGTACTCGACAACGGTTTTTGTAGAAGCCCTGGCACTGTCGCGTTCGGCGATAGCGGCAGCTTTTGCGTCTAGCGCTTGCTTGCGCTCTGTGCGCGCAGTGCTGACGCGTCGCTCCTGCCACACGCAGCCACCGACGAGCGCGGCGATCAGTACCAGCAGGATGATCAGACGCGTGACCATCAGCTGACGCCCAGGATCTGCAGGGCGCGCTGCGTGCGCGTGACGCGATCACTGTGGCCTTCGGGCAAGCGCTTGGTACGCACGTTGCCCAGGTTGATCTTGCGGCCCAGGCCGAGCACATCGCCGGCATCGGCCAGGACGTTGAGCCCGTTGTCCTGCCAGTACGCCGCCGCACCCAGCGCGCTCGGCTCAACCTGCAGCAGCAGATCCGGCTGCTCTTCCACAGGCATATCGATTAGCACGCCGATCCGGCGGTAGTTGCCCCGGAAGGTGTGCTGCATCGGGCCACGGCCCCGGTAGCGGTGACCGTCGCCGCTGGCTTCGTTGCCGTTGCCCAGGCGGTCGGCGTAGACGAAGTTGGCAAGGCCCACCGGATTGCGCAGGAACTTGGGCGCTTGCGCGGGCGTGATGCGTGTGCCGAACACTTCCAACAGCCGTGCGCTGGTGGTGTAGGTCAGTCCTTCTTCCATGCGCGACAGGCTCAGGCTTTCGTGGCCGAGCTGGCCGAGCCAGTGCGCGGCGCGGCGCTTGGTGGTGATGCCAAAGCGGTTGGCGGCGGCAAGCAGTGGGCCATGCCAGCGCTGTGCGCGTTGGGGTGAGCACTGCATGCTCGAGGCGAGCTGGGTATCGGTGAACATCAATCGACCTTCAGGATGCGCGCCACATTGCCCTGGGCGCGGTAGGTGAGCACCGCCAGCACGATCAACGTGCCCAGGTGCCAGAGACTGACTTGCGAGCCGGCGCCGACCAGCAGGATGTGCAGCGACTGGCCGCCGGTGCTGGCGATCAGCAACCACGCGCACCAGCCCGCGCCGCGTCGATGGCGCGCATCGACCGGGCGGTGGTAGGTAAGCAGGCGGACGCAGATGGCGAGCGAGGCCATCAGCGTCAGGATGGTGACCAGGCTATGCACTGGGCGGACCTCCACGACGTAGGAAGGAAAAGTCAAACGACTTGCTCTTTTCAATCAGGCCCAGCGTGACGGTGATCGCGCACGCCGCACTGGCGAAGGCGGCCACGCCGCTGGACTTGATCGGCAACCAGCGCAGCAGCTCCGGCGCCAGCTGGTAGCCGGCGATCACGCTCACCGGGAAATAGATCAGCCGCGCTAGCAGCGGTTGCTTGGCGGCGGACACCACGAACAGCGCGCCGCCGGCGAAGGCACCGATCAGCGCGTCGCCGTCAATGCCAGGCAGCACGGAGGCAAGGCCCACACCGGTGGCGATCAAAAAGCCGCTCGATACGGAGGTGGGTTCGGTCATCAGATCAGTCCCATAGCTGCACAAGCGGCGTCATCGCCGCTGTGGTGGTTGTTACCTCGGGCAACTCCACTGGCGTGCCATGCGGCAGCACGGCGCCCAGTTCGGCCAGGCCGGGATTCAGGAGATAGGTGCGCTCGACCAGGCCGGCCGTGCTGCCCAGGTGGCGCCAGCACAGCAGGTCGACGGTGTCGCCTTGCATGGCGTGCACGCGCATCAGATGAGCTCCACCGTGCTGCGCGGCAGGTTCTGCAGATCGCGCACGGCCCAGCGCTGGTCGCGGCGTAGCTCGGTGATGCTGGGTGACAAGTCGTCGGCGCGCTGGTTTGCACTGTCGGTCGCGTCGAAGCTGCGGTAACGCTCTGCCACCTCGACCGCAATGGCACACGCAACGGCGCGTAGGTACAGCTGCACGCGGCGCGAGACGCCATCGACGCTCGTGCTGGGCACATCAGCCAACGCCGCGTAGCCGGCCGCCTGCTGAGCCTGCGCCCAGGCATCCAGCTCGTCGTTGACCGCCAGCATGGCGGCAACAATGGCGTGGCGCAGACGCGCATCTGTGACGGTGCCATCCAGGCGCATGCTCGCCCGCACGGTCGCCGGTGCGATCGCCGGCCAGAACGGTGCATTGGCGATCGCATCAGGCGTGGCGCTGGTCGTACCGGTGGCAGTGAATCCGCTCATGGATGGCTCGGAAGAGATCGCCGGTGTCGGGGCGTCACCGCAGCGAAAAGTGCTGTGGATCGGCCCCGAGCCGGCGAGGGTTGCGGGGACGCTCGGTTATGCGCTGGTGCCCGCAGGCTCAGCGCTGAACTTCTTCAAGAGACGCTCGGCGCGCTCCAGATCCTTCTTGCCGCCGCAGCTGCCGTGCAGGGCGATGGCGCGCTGCAGGTCGGCCACAGCGGCAGCAGCGATGGGCTGCGCCTGGCCGGCGGGCGTCTCGTCGGTGATGCCGGCCAGGGACGCACGGGCCAGTGCCAGATGCAGCTTGGCGCGCACCTCGTCGGGCATGTCCTGCTCGGCAGTCAGCGCGGCGGTGTCGGCCAGCACGGCCGCATCGAAGGGCTGGCCGGTCTTCTGCGCCGACAACGCCGCCTCGGCCACTTCCTCGGCCAGCACGCAGCCCACCGTGCGCGAGAAGCGGTCGGGCATCTGCAGGTTGTGCTTGAGCACATAGGCGCCCAGCTCCAGCGCGCCGGCATAGTCGCCGGCATCAATGCGCCACACCATGCACGTCATGACGATCTCATCCTGCGCGCCCTGGCCTCCGGCCAGCACGCCGGCCAGGTACGGCCCGTAGGTCGGCAACAGCTGCGCCTTGAGCGCAGCCTTACCCTGGGTGGACTGGATCTGCTTCAGCCGCAGGCGATCGCTCTGCAGCTGCGCCATGTGCTGCTCGTAGGCCGTTGCACCGGCCATCAGCTGGTGCGGTGCACGCTGCGCCGCTTCCAGCTCGGCGAGCACGCGGCTGTGGTGACGCTTGGCGGGACTGTCGGCCATGGTTTAGGCCTCACTCTCGATGTGCTCGACCACGCAGCCCAGGCCGTAGTCCTCGACCACGTACGCATCGTTGGAGGACTCGTAGTTCTCGATGCGATCGCGCGCGGGCACTTCCTGGATGTAACGGCGACGGCCGCCGGTCTGGTAGTAGATCGACAGGTTCGCCAGCGAGGTCACCATCAGCGCGCCGTCCGGCAGATACGGCACCTCGGCCACCTGCAGACCGCCGACGCGGCGCTGGCTCAAGATCAGGTCGGTGGCGATCTTCTCGCTGGCCGGCTGATCCTTGTTGACCATCGGGAAATACTTGTCGTGCATCAGGTCGCGGCCCAGCACCACCACCAGGCTTGGATCCTTGCGGTGCCACGGGTCCAGCAGATTACTCACGACGTCGTACACCAGTGCGTCGAGGTTGCCGTAGTCGGCGCCGGCAGCGGCGCCGCCAATGACCACCTTGCCGGCAGCCTTGCCGCTCGCCAGCACGCGCTGGGCGGCGTTGGTGCGGTACTGCTGCAGCCAACCGATGTTGACGTCTTCCAGCAGCGGGAACGCGGCGCGGTCGGTGTCGGCAGCAGCGTGCGTGCCGTTGAAGCCGATCTGCAGACGGTCCAGCGCCTGACGCTTGACGATGGCATCGCGCAGGCGCGCCTGGAAGTCGGGGAACTTGGCCCAGGTATCGAGCAACGCATACGGAATGGCGGTGTCGAAGTCGGTCTTCTTGGCCACGTACTCGTTCTTGTCGAGTGCGGCCACGTTGCGCGGGGTGCGGGTCTTGCCGGCGCCGGTATCGGTGCGGCTGGCGATGCTGCCGGTGACGCCGATCCCCACCTTCTGACCGGACAGTTCGTCCACCGGGATGATGTTGATCTTGGACAGGAATTCGCTCGACTCCTGCATGCGCGTTTCCAGCTTCTGCTGCACGGTCGGATCGACAGCGAAGGAATGGAAAGCGGAGGTGATGCCGTTGAGCTTGGCGATCTGCTCGGCGAACTGGTTGAACTGCAGGCGGGTGACGTTTTGCATGGTGGCTCCAAAGGTGGGGCGCTGGCGGCGTGTGTGTGGTGTGCGAAGGGCGGAGGGATCAGCAGTCGGTCAGCACGGCCGCACCGCTGCCGGTGACTACCGGGCGTGCGGGCTGCGCGGGGTCGGGCTGCTGCGACAGCGACTCGCGCAGCTGCGCCAGGTCGTTCGCCAGCTGCTCGTGCTTGGTCTTCTGCTCGGCGTGTTCGGCCTGCAGGCGGTTGAAGCGTTCGTCCTGGCCGCGCACGTGCTCAGCGATCTCTTCGACGCCCTGGCCGAGGTCGGCGAACTGTTCGGCGGTGATGCTGGTGGCGTCCTCGCTCTTGAGTGCGGTGCGGATCCGGCTGAGCAGATTGGCGACCGGGCCTTCGCTGACTTCGCTGAATTCCAGCGCGGTTTCCTCGGCAACGGTGAACAGGTTGCCCGGTGACTGCTTGCGATCGGCCAGCGGATTGGCGTCCGGGTTCTGGCTGGCGAAGCTGAGCATTGAGGTGCCCAGGCTGGCCGGCGAGTCGGTCACGGCCAGGCCGACCAGATACGCCTTGCCGGTGTTGGCGAACTTCTCCTGCACCTCGATGCTGGTATAGAGCTTCTGCTTGGACTTGTTGATGGTGATCAGGTCAGCGGTCGGCTCGATCTGTGCGAACAGCGCCAGACGCTTGGTGCCGTCGATCTCCACCTCTTCGGCCTTGACGGCGGTGACGTCGCCATACGCACGGAACGGCGAGTCCGGCAGCAGGCTGCGCATGTGCTCGATCCAGATGCGGGCGTTGTAGGTCTCGCGGTTGTAGGTGGCGGCCATGTCGTCGATCCAGCTGCGCTGAATCATGCGGCCATCGGTGGTGGCGCCTTCGACGGCCACGCGGAACCAGTTGGAACGGAACTTCTTGGTCTTACCCGACATGGGTGTCCTCTGCGCTGGATGCGTTTGCGATGACCCATGGTCAAACGCGACGCATGGCGCAGCAACGCAATCACCGTGTAAATCAGGTGACTACGCGTCGTTCAACTGTCGGGATTAAGAGGTGGGCCGCACCCTGGTCGGCATGCAAAGCGTTGCCACCCAGCTCCCGATGGACACCCGCAGACAGGCCAAGTTCCTGTACTGGATGGGATGGCGCGTGACCGAAATTGCGCAGGCCATCGGCGAGAACGAGAAGACTGTACACAGCTGGAAGTCGCGTGACGAGTGGGATCGCGCAGACAACGTGGAGCGCATCGGTGGTGCACTGGAAACCCGCCTGGTCGTGCTGATCATGAAGCCGGAAAAGTCCGGCGGCGACTTCAAGGAAATTGATCTGCTGCACCGGCAGCTGGAGCGCCAGGCGCGCATCCAGCGCTACCAGGGCGGCGGCAACGAAGCCGATCTAAATCCGGCTGTGGCGAACCGCAACGCAGCGCCCAAGAAGAAGCCCAAGCGCAACGACTTCACCGAGGAGCAGATCGAGCAGCTGACCACGGCGTTCGTCGACGGCTGCTTCGACTATCAACGCGACTGGTATCGGGCAGGCAACGAGCGCACCCGCATCATCCTCAAGTCGCGCCAGATCGGTGCCACGTTCTACTTCGCCCGCGAGGCGTTGATCGATGCACTCACCACCGGACGCAATCAGATCTTCCTCAGTGCATCCAAGGCGCAGGCGCATCTGTTCCGCGGCTACATGCAGCAGTTCGTGCGCGAGACGATCGACGAGACGCTCTCCGGCGGCGACAGCATTGTGTTTCCCAACGGCGCCGAGCTGTTCTTCCTGGGCACCAATGCGCGCACCGCTCAGGGTTACCACGGCAATTTCTACTTCGACGAATTCTTCTGGACCTACGGGTTCAACGAATTGAACAAGGTCGCCAGCGGCATGGCGATGCACATGAAGTGGCGCAAGACCTACTTCAGCACGCCATCGAGCATGGCCCACGAGGCCTACACGTTCTGGACCGGAGAGCGCCGCAACAAGGGCAAGCCGGCCGCGCAGCGGATCCAGATCGATGTCTCGCACGATGCGCTGGCCGGCGGTCGCCGCTGCCAGGACCGCGCGTGGCGGCAGATCGTCAACATCCTCGATGCCCAGCGCCGTGGCTGCGACCTGTTCGACATCGACGAGCTCCGCGAGGAATACAGCCCGGACGCCTTCGCCAACCTGTTGATGTGCGAGTTCGTCGACGATGGCGCCAGCATCTTCCCGCTGGCGATGCTGCAGCCGTGCATGGTCGATAGCTGGGTGGAGTGGGGCGACGACTACAAACCTTTTGCCTTGCGTCCCTTCGGCGATCGCGCGGTGTGGATCGGCTACGACCCTGCTGACACCGGCGACACCGCCGGCCTAGTGGTGGTGGCTCCACCGTCCATCCCAGGCGGCAAGTTCCGCATCCTCGAACGGCATCAGTTCCGTGGCATGGACTTCGCGGCACAGGCCAAGTTTATTCATGGTGTCACGCAACGGTACTGGGTGACCTATATCGGCATCGACACCACCGGCATGGGCAGCGGTGTGGCACAGCTGGTGAAGCAGTTCTTCCCGAATCTAGTCACCTTCAGCTACTCGCCCGAGGTCAAGACCCGCCTGGTGCTTAAAGCGTTCGACGTCATCCACAACGGGCGGCTGGAGTTCGACGCCGGCTGGACCGATGTGGCGCAGTCGTTGATGGCCATCCGCAAGACGATGACGGCCAGCGGCCGCCAGTCCACCTTCACCGCCGGCCGCTCGGAAGAGACCGGCCACGCGGACCTGGCGTGGGCACTGTTCCACGCGCTGCAGAACGAACCGCTGGAAGGGCGCACCGCGCGCAATTCCGGCTTCATGGAGATCTCTTGATGTTGACCGATCAGCTGCCCGCCACCGCGCCTGCAGCGCCAGCCGTGCCTGCACGCACCGAGGCGTTCACCTTTGGCGACCCGACGCCGGTGCTCGATGGTCGCGGCGTGCTGGACTATCTGGAGTGCTGGCAGAACGGGCGTTGGTACGAGCCGCCGGTGGCCCTGGATGGCCTGTCCAAGACCACGCGTAGCAATCCGTTCCTGCAGTCCGGGCTGATCTTCAAGCGCAACATGCTGGCGCGCACCTTCAAGCCGCATCGGCTGCTGTCGCGTGAGGCCTTCGAGCAGCTGTCGCTGGATTGGATCACCCTGGGCAATGGCTACCTTGAGCGCCGCCGCAACCGCATGGGCGGTGCGCTGTCGCTGGCTGCGCCGTTGTCCAAATACATGCGGCGCGGCATCGCAGAGGGCGAGTACTTCCAGGTGCGCACCTGGCACGACGAGCATGTATTCGAGCCGGGTAGCGTGTTCCAGCTACGCGAAGCCGATGTCGATCAGGAGCTCTACGGCCTGCCCGAATGGATGCCGGCAATGCAGTCCGCGCTGCTCAATGAGTCGGCCACGTTGTTCCGGCGCAAGTACTACAACAACGGCTCGCATGCCGGCTTCATCCTCTATCTGACCGATCCCCAGCAAAGCCAGGAGGACGTCGACGCGCTGCGCGCCGCCATGAAGGGCGCAAAGGGGCCAGGCAACTTCCGCAACCTGTTCCTGTACTCGCCAGGCGGCAACAAGGACGGCTTGAAGCTGATCCCGGTCAGCGAAGTGGCGGCCAAGGACGAGTTCAGCGGCATCAAGGGCATCACCCGCGACGACATGCTGGCCGCGCTGCGGATCCCGCCGCAGCTCATGGGCATCGTGCCGCAGAACGCCGGCGGCTTCGGGTCGATCCGCGAGGCCGCCGCTGTGTGGGCCGCCAACGAGCTGGAGCCGCTGCAGGCGCGCATGTTGAAGATCAACGACTGGGTGGGCGATGAGGTGATCGCCTTCGCCCCCTACGCGCCGCCAGCGGCCGCGTAA